TGCCGGTGTTGGGGTGATGATTCCGGCAACCACAATCTCGGGGCAGGACGCACACCACTTGGCCAGATGGTCACGGCCGCTGTCACCAAAACCTATCGGGGCCAGATTGGTCTGGGGGATGGTCGCTGACGCGCCGCCACCACCACCCACGGTGGTGGGGTCGGGCGGCGCCACCGGCGGATTGGACTCGGCGGGTGCCGTGGTGGGCAGCCCGATGCTACGGGCGATGCTGTAACCAATCTGGGCCAGCCGGTGCCTCGTCAACCGCAGCGGATCGGGGAAGGTCGCAGGGAGGGCCGATGTGAGGCTGGGTAGGTCCACCAGCAGACATGTGGCCTTGACCTTGATGCGTGCGGGCCACCGGCTGGAGGGCACTAGCGTCAGCACCGCCTCCACCACCCGCATACGGCTGATGGACGCTAGGGCCACGTTGGCGCCAGCTGGCAGCAGGGAGAGCTCCACGTCCAGCAGCTGGCCACGTTCGGGCTGGGGCAGCACAGCGGTGGAGGTGCCCCAGAGGTTGAATTCCACCAGCGACGGTTCCAGCTGGCTGGGCACCTGCCCGTCAACGTAGGCGCCCTCAAAGCTGAACGGGTCAACCAGCACATAATCGGGCAGGTCGTCCACGGTGTCACCTGCGTATTGGTGCTGGGTGATGGTGGCGGCCCACGCGCCGACGTGATTATCGGTGCCTGAGATTGACACCCCATAGAAGGGGACTGTCACGAGGACACCAGTGCGGCGCCGTTGAGGTTGACACCCTCTCGGCGTAGCGCCGCTATCAGGTCGCGCAGCGCGGTGCCCCGAAGGTCAAGGGTTTGCAGGTCGATATTGACCAGCGTCACCGAACCAGCGGCACCGGTGGCTGTGTCGGCGGGCACCTTGCTAAACGGCGCACCAGATCGGCCAGCGACCCGGTCAAAGGGGTTATTGGGTAGGTGAATCCTGCCGACGTTGTCGATAATCCATTGGATGCCATCTATGACCGCGTTCAGCGGGGTTAGCATCAGGTCGATATATCCGCCGATAAGCTGCCCAGCTGTCTGGAATGGGCCCGCCATATTGGGTGCCTTATCGATGGCCTTTTGCACGCCGCTGGCGATGGCTTCGATTAGGTCAACCACGGCGCCGACGCTGGTTTTCACAGCGCCCATTGCCTTGTCCACGATGTTGCGGAAGGTCTCTGACTTGTTATAGGCCAGGATTAGCCCAGCGACCAGTGCGGCCACCGCGACCACCACCAGACCGATGGGGTTGGCGGAGAGGGCCGCGTTCAGCAGCCACTGACCGGCGGCTGCCGCTTTGGTGGCAACGGTGGACGCTGTGGTGGTCACCGCGTGCGCAGCTGTGGCCGCCTTGTCCTTGACGGTGGTCACAATCTTGGAGTTCAGCGCCACATTGAGCAGGTCGGTGGCGCCGGTGACACCCATCACCAGCGGCGCCAGCGCCTCCATTCCGGCACCCACCCCACCCAGCGGGCCGGGCACCGCTGACAGCGCCCCGCCTAGGTCACCGAGGCCACCGGCAGCCTGGGCGGTTGATGAGCCCAGCTCGTCAGCTGAGTCAGCCACTGAGCCCATCTGGGCACCGGCCGCGTCAGCCTTGCTTGCCGCTTGGTCCACCTCGGTGGCCATATCGGCGTATGCCCGGCCAGCGTCCTCGGCAGCGTTCACAGCGTCGCTGGCGTCAGCTGTCATCTTGATGGCCAGGTCAACGTCAGTCACGGGTGCTGCCTCTCGTCGAGTAGGTCTAGGGCGGTGGCAATCAGGCGGTCATCTAGCTCGGGGTCAAGCCAGAATCGGGGGTCCCCGTAGACACTGGCAAGCTGGAGTCTGACGCGCCAGTGTCCTGGGTAGGGTCCACCGGCTCCAGCGATGGCTCACCGGCGGCATCCTTGACTGGCTGCCACTCGGGCGGGTCAGCGATGAACTCGGCGGCCCGGCGCTGCTCGGTCCCCAGGCGCACCAGCGCGGACCACAGCCACAGCGCGGTGACGTGGAACGGTGCCCGCTCGGGCAGCTTCAGCTTGGCCGCCTCCAGCTCGGCGCGCATCATGTCACCTGAGCTGATGCTGACTCGGACGGTGGGCTGGCTGGGGTCATATTCCACGTCGTAGGTGGGGCGGTATAGCGGCATCGGGGTGGTGTCCTATTCGATTGCGGCCACGGTGGTGGCCATGTGGTTGGCGTACAGCTCGATGATGCGGGGGTCTGGTTCGGCCACCGGGGCCAGCAGCCACGGCCGGGCGGCGATGTTGCGCCTAGGGGCCCCCCAGTGGACGAACGTCCAGTAACGGGTGTGCCCGGCAGCGGTGACGCCGTGGGCCGTCACATCGGCCCGGACTGATGCCGCCAAAAGCCCGGACCGATGCGGCGCCGGGGCCGCCGTGATGATGGCGCCAGCTTGACGGTTGACCGGCTCCAGCTCACCCAGCTGGGTGGCCGAACGCATCAGCGCATCGGCCACCCGGGCGGCATCGGTGTCTAGCTGGAACTCGGACACCGGTCAGACCTTGACGACGTGCAGATGGCCCTTCCCGGTGGCCGCCTTGTCCGCGTCAGCCTTGACGTGGGTCACGCTGCCGTCCACGTAACGGCCCGCCTGGGTGTCATAGACCGCGTAACGGTCACCGGCAGGGTTGTCAGCGGGCACCGGGAACCCCTCGGGCTCCTTGGGCTTGGCCTCGGTCATGGTGTGTGTTCCTCTCCTTGGGTTGAGTGGTGGTCTGGGCTTACACCCAGTCTGGGGTGGGGTCACCCACGACACGCCAGGTGAACGTGGACAGCATCCGCTTACCCACCTCGTCACCGCCCACTTGTAGCGGCACTGGCTTGAGGGTGCCGGTGAAGCTGGAACCGCCGTCGTTGGGCTCATAGACGAACGCTTGTTCGGTGCCCTTGTTCGTCCAGCTCCACGCCACCACACCGGCGGTGTTCAGGTCTTGGAGGAACTCACCTTGCAGCGTCCAGCTGTAGGACTCGGTTGACGTCTCGGCCAGCTCGTCACCGGAGAGCACCTTGATAGCGTCCTCGGTCTCGACAGTCTCCGATGGCACCAGCTTGCAGCCGGTCAGCTGCTGCTCGACGGCCAGCGGCCCAATGCCCAGCGTCAGCGTGCCCGGCCCCAGCTTGTTAGCAATGATGGGCATGGTGGGTGATTCCCTTCTAGATGAGGTTGACCGGCACCCGCAGCGCGGGCATCGGGGTTGAATTGCCGGGCATGACGACACCCTGAGGGGTCACCGGCCCATCGGGTCGCACCGTTTGCAGCATCAGGTTATACAGCTCGGCCAGCTGGCCATAGGCGCGCGCATAGTCACCGTCAGCGGTGATGAGGTACACCGAACACTCCAGCTGTAGGTGGCCATCTAGGGCCAGCTCGATGATGCTGTCCACAGTCACCCAGGCGCCGGGAAGGTTCACGTCCTCGGGGTTGGTGTCGGCCCGGACACCGGCGCCGCGTAGGGCGGCAACCAGTGAGGTGACCGGGGCGAAGCTCAGCGTCTCCACGTCAGCCCACCGTGGGCGGCTGGTGCGGCCCCAGCTGGAGCAGACTAGCCACGTCCGGGTCAGTGCGTGAGACGTACACCGCGCCGTCGCTGCCGAATGCCTCCACCCCAGCGGGTGAATTCTTACGGCGGTACAGCCGGGCGGCCAGCATCGTGGACCCCAGCACGATGCGCGCGGGCCACTCGGTGGCACCCACCGCGACAGTGGAGACACGCCAGCCGCGTACCTGATTGTTCACAGCGGCAGCGATGGCGCTGATACGGGCATCATCGGCGTCATCGGTGAGCTTCAGGTATGTCTTTACTTCGGCGGTACTGGTGGGGCCGCCGTCAGGCAGCCCCACCAGCTCACCGGGGGTCTCGGACACCTACGCGAACGTGGCGCGCTGGACGCCACCATCGTGGACAGCCTCGGTGGCGTAGTACCCGAACACTCCGCCGTCGATACCGCCGTTGGTAATGTTGATGGTCTCCACCCTGATGGGGGTGTCACCCAGCTCACGCCACCGCGACGCCTGCTTGATGCCGCCGATGACGGTCCCGGCGGCCACACCGGTGGTCATCAGGAACTTGGCCGGGTCAACCCCGAACACCTCCAGCAGATTCGTGTCCGGCAGGCTGGAGGCGCTGTCGTCAGCCAGCCCGATCATGTCAGCCTGGGACACAAGGAAGTAGTCCGGCTGAACACCCCCGGTGGCGTCCATCACCGCGTTGGCGGCCCGGATCGCGGCCCCCCAGATGGTGGTGGCGCCGACGACAGCAGCGTTAGCTGCCGCCATCGCCAGAATGAACGCACGCGCCTTCGCATCAGACTTGACCGCATAGGACTCGGTCATGGCCGCGTAGTAGGCGGCGATGAACTCGGTGTCATTGAAGTCATAGAACTTCCGGTCGATGTCATGGGCACCGGCCAGGCGGGCAGCCGTCCAGTTTGTGGCCTCGGTCTCGGGGACATTGGACGGTACAGCCGCCTTGTCGCCAGCGTAGTCAGCCACCTCGGGCTTGGTCACCCAGCGCCAGCCGGTGCCCTTGTAGCTGTTCAGCGGGGCCGGTGTCATCAGCGGCACATACCGCCGGGTGTACTCCAGCCCCTCCCAGAGCTGCCCGTCGTAGGCGGTCCCAGATACCCAGATGTTCGCGGTGGTGGTGATATCGGACAGCGCCGCCTCCAGCTCGGGGCGAGAGTTGCCGGTCAGGACACGCGACATAGCCGCGTACAGCTCGGCCACCGGACGCTGGGCACGCCGCGAGGGTGCGCCGGGCATCCCAGCGGGAAGCGCCGCCGGGCCGCCAGCAGCCACAGCTGGCTGAACGGCTGCCGCCAGCTCGGGGGCCGGGGCATCGGCGGGGGTCTCTTCGGGGCTGGTGGCCAGCAGCCTGACCAGCTCCAGAAACTCCCCCTCTTCCTCGGCGGTGCGTGCGTTCATGGCGACCAGCTCGGCCAGCCGTGCGCGCTGCTCGGGTGTCATAGGTGTGCCTTCCGTAGTGGTGTTGGTGGTGGTGGTGCTGTCCTCGCGCGCAGCGGCGAGGCCGTCATGCCTGGCATCCTCCCAGGCGGGGATGGGGACCAGCGCCACGGCCAGCATCTGGCTGGCCAGCAGCTCATCCCCCCGTATGTCGATGGCCCCCAGCTCGACGCTGAGCCCATCGCGGACACGTTCACGAATCTCCAGCAGCGCCGCGTCCCCGTAGGGGGTCTGGGCCACATGGAAACTAGCGCGCAACCCCTGAGGGGTGGGCCGGATCGCGGTGCAGTAGCCGATAGCCACCGCCGGGCTCTGGTGATAGTCCATCAGCCGGATGCGTGACACGTCCTCGGGGATGGAAACGCGGCTGGCATCGGGCACCCGCACCGGGCCCACACTGGTGTAGCCGACGGGACCGAAGGGCAGCACCAGCCCGGACACCACCCGCGAGTCTTCCTCGCCACGCGGCGGCAGCTCGGCCACCTGGGCGGCAGCTGTCAGCTCGGTGCCGGGCAGCGAAGCGGTCAGCTCGGGGCCGGTCAACGGGTGCAGGTAGCACCACCACGGGCAGGCACAGCTGGCCCTAAGTGATAGGGCCGGCCCTCCACTTAGGGCGGTGCTGGCGTCGTCAGTCACTGGTGGCAGCTCCTGTCTCGGCGGGGTCCATCACGGTCAGCTGGGTCACGTCAAAAGCGATCCGGTGGCCCCGGGGCACCACGTCGTCCATCGACAGCCGGGCCGCTATGGCGTCCATGTAGAGCCCGACACCGTAGTCGATGAACTGGACGTTTCGCCCGGCGGTGGTCTCATAGGTCAGTGAGGCACCGGCGGTGGTGGCGTCAGCCATCGCTGAGGGGCTGGACACCAGCCGTGAAGCGTCCACCGCGTCAGCCTCGCGGCCACTGATGAGTAGGTGAGCCTCGTGGGTGCCGTGCTCCTTCAGCTCCAGCGACCGGCCGGTGTAGGCCACGCCACCATTCTCACCACGCCGCGCGGCAGCCCACCGGGCAATCAGCGCGTCAATATCGGTGTCAATCAGTGGCTCGTCACCGGTGTAGTGCAGCTCCAGATAGGCGCTGGGGTTGCGGGCCGCGTTGGCTGCCGCGTCAAGGTTGGCCACCATCCGGGTCAGCGCCTGAGCACCGAAGTTGAGGATGCCCTCGTGGGGTCCCGGAATCAGGATCACCTCGGAGGATGAGACAAGCTCACCGTCCACCAGCAGGCGGCCCGCCGGGTCGGTGCCCCACCGCTCCACCGGCACCCGCTCGGCGTGCAGCAGCTGGGACTCACTGCCACGCTCGGCGCGCCACAGCGACCAGCCACCGAACATCAAGTCGTCAACGGTCCACAGCATCCGGTGATACGGGGACAGGTCTCTGTCACCGCGCACCATCCAATAGTCGTCGGGGGCCCGGGTGGCGCCGATCATGTGGACCAGCGGGCACCGGGCGGTGGTGCCGGTCAGAATGTGCCGCTGCCGGGCCAGCGCCGGAATCGACATAGCGGCGGCGCGTGTCATCTGCTGGAACTCGGAACCGGTCAGGTCGGCCCAGACCACCGAGTTCAGCACCGAATCGTGGGGGAATGGGGACTCAATGCCGACCTGCATAGGGGGGACGGCCGCGTTCACGCGGGCCGCCTCCAGCTCGGCGGCGCGGACAGCCGCCACCTGGGCCACGCCCCACGGGTCGATGGTGCGGCGGGGCTTGCGGGTGGCGGCTGCTGCTCGGTGTCGTCCTGGCACAAGCGCGAGAGTACGCCTAGACCAGTGGAATACGCCAGACTCGTGACCTGTCGCGGCGTGTCGTGGTTGACAGGCAACGGCCCCGGCACACCTCCGATGTGCCGGGGCCGTCAGTCCCCCCAAGCTCAGAGGCTAGCGGTACTCAGCCCACCCTGTACTGGAGTGGCGCGGATACGGGCCGGTGGTCCAGACCCCAGGCTGAGACCATCAGCGCGACCAGCGCGGACACATCACCGGCTGAGTTGCGCAGACTGGGCGCTGATGAGTCCCCCACGGGGCGGGTGGTCACGTTGGCGGCGCCGATGGCCAGTGGTTCGCTGCCGTCATGGCTCAGCGTCCCATCGGTGAGCATCCTCATCAGCCCACCCCAGGCGGTGGCGTACTGGTTGCTGTCCAGCTGCCGCACCCACTCGGGGCTGCCCAGCTCGTCAGTCACCTCGTGAGCTGGGCCGCGACCGGCAGCCGCCCACGCGCGGACACCACGGCCGCGCAGCTCACGTACAGCTGGCGCCACCCAGGACACACCCGGCCCCGAGCGGGCCACCCGGGCATAGACCGGGCCGCCGTCGCTGAGGCGCCATGAGACCACCACCGCTGACGCGGTACCGCCGGGCATAACACACCAGCCGCCCACCGCGCCGTCCCAGCTGGCTGGGGGCTGCTGCTCGGCGCCGTCCTGGGGTCCCAACGAGTCCCAGAGGGTGGCGGGGATGAGGTGGCTGGCGGTACGTGTCTCGCGGTTGCCGTAGGCGCGTTCAAACTCGGAGCGGGCCAGACGGCCAGCCTCGTCAGCGATGGCCTCGGTGGTGACCAGCGGGTCACGGCCGGGCAGCACCACCATGCCCGGGTGGAACGTGGGCCACATGACTGGGTCGTAGATATCGACCCCATCGCGGGCCGCCCATTCAAGGATCGCCACCCCCTGGGCACCGGCCCGGCCCGCTTCAATCCACCGGTTCAGAAACACTGACTCAGCGGTGCCCTTGGTCGAGACCACCCACAGCTGCCGGTGGGGCACTGTGACCTGGGCCGGGCCGATGGCACCCATCAGCGCCTCACCGGTCACCTCGTCATGTGCGAATGCCTCGTCAAGCATGACCAGCGGCGGGGTGTACCCGTGCAGCGACTTAGGGCCGGGTGCGAAGACTCGGAACATCGAGCCGTTAGCGAACACCACCCGCTCAGCGCCAGCCGCTCGGCGCATCGTGGCCAGCGCGGCCAGAGGACTGTCAGCGATCTGTAACGCTAGATCGTTCCACCGGTCGCGCGCATCCTTGCCCGTTTGGGCGGTGTAGAAACACCCCAGCCCCTCGCGTGACAGACACCTGTCCACACCCACCGCGCGCATCAGCGTTGTCTTGCCTGACTGGCGGGGCACGGTGACCACCACCACCTTGTGACGGTAGGTCCCATCAGGGTTCAGCTCACCGGCAATATCGGCGGCGTACTGCTGCCACGGCAGCAGCGGGGTCCCCAGCGCCTGAGCGATGATGCCCGCCCGGGTGCCCTCGGTGCGAAACGAGGGATCGCGGCGGGTGGCGTGCAGTGGTGCGGCGCCGGGCAGCGTCCACCAGTCGCTGGGGTTTTCGAGCATCAGCGACCAGCCCAGCCCTCGGGGAGAGCCCCGCCGTTATTGGCCGCATACTCCACAGCTGCTTGGAACTCGCGCAGCGCGGCCAACGCATCGGCGCCTGCCTTGCCGTCCTCGGGTGGCGGGTCAATCATCAGCAGCGTGTCCCGTAGCTCACGCGCCGCCATCGCCACCGCCGATGCCCGCCCGGATCGGCGGCCACCGTCGATGGCCTCGGCCAGCGCCATCAGCAGCTGAGTCAGCACCGCGTGATGGGGCAGCAGCTTGCCAGCGGTGGCCAGCGCGTCGATGGTCTGGCGACACGCGCGCACCATCGGGGACTCGTTTTCCCGGGCCGGTTCCATGCCGGGCAGCGCCAGCTGGGCGTCACTCATGGCGGGCCGCCTCGTGGGCCAGCTGGTTGATGCGCTCACGCTGACGCACCAGCGCGGCAGGCAGTGGCCGCACCTCGGGCATCGGGTAGCTGGTGCTGCCCTGATTGAGACCGGGGCCCAGCACCGTGACCGCGTTGGGTGCGTCCTCGGGCCGATGGGGGCCGTACGGGTGCGGACTGGTCATCAAAGTCACCTCGTCTGGTGGTTTTTATGGGTGGAGTGGGGGGAAACGGTCAG